TCGTTCAACCTTACCGAGCAATCGCGGCTGTATAAAACAGACCGTGATATGTACGAACGCATGAAAGCAACAGCTAACCGCTAAGATATTCGCAACCGGCTGCGCTGGTGATACGGGCTGCGCCCACACCAAAAACCCATTCCCCTGAGGATTCATCGTGGCGACTCTTCGCTCTGATGTCATCATCCCGGAAATCTTCACTCCATATGTTTTGGAGCAGACAACCCTTCGTGACGCCTTCCTGGCTTCCGGTGTTGTTCAGCCCCTGGCAGAGTTGAATGCTACCGAGGGTGGCGACTACATCAACATTCCCTTTTTCAAAGCAAACCTGACTGGTGACTTTGAAGTGCTGTCTGACAGCACCTCACTGACGCCTGGCAAGATCACTGCTGACAAGCAAGTCGGCGTTATCCTGCACCGTGGCCGCGCCTTTGAGTCTCGTGACCTTGCAGCCTTGGCTGCTGGCTCGGACCCTATGGCTGCTATCGGCGCCAAGGTGGCTGATTATGTGGCCAACCAACGCCAGAAGGATCTACTTGCCTGTCTTGATGGTGTGTTCGGTTCGCTGAACGCCAACACCAGCGGCTCGGCATTCTTTGATCTCACCATCGACTCTGGGTCCGGTGACACCCCGACTGCGCTAAGCCCACGCCACGTTGCACAAGCTCGCGCCATCTTGGGTGATCAAGGTGACAAGCTGGTAGCAATGGCAATGCACTCCAAGGTCTACTACGACTTGGTTGAGCGCAAAGCGATTGACTTCATCTACGACAACAACGGCGCCCCTGACACCGCTGCTGCACAAGGTTCGACTGCTAACGCATTTGGCCCTGTGTCAGTTCCTACGTTCATGGGTCTGCGCGTCATTGTTACCGATGATGCTCCTATCACCGGCAGTGGCTCCACCTCTGAATACGGCACCTACTTCTTTACCCAAGGAGCAGTTGGCAGCGGTGAGCAAATGGCAATGGAAACTGAAGTTGATCGTGACATCCTCGCCAAGAGTGATGCCATGTCAATCGACCTCCACTATTGCTATCACCCGATTGGCTCCAAGTGGGGCGTCACCACTAGCAACCCGACCCGCGCTCAACTGGCAACAGTTGGTAACTGGTCAAAGGTGTACGAGCTGAAGAACATCGGCATCGTGCGCGCCACTAACGTTTCCAACTTCGATTGAGGAACTAACCATGGCATCTGTTTTTGAAGCTGTAGCCGGCAATGCGATCGGCTACCCTACTGGCCTCGGTGGCGCTGTCACCCAGGCAACCAGCAAGGCAACAGGGGTAACACTTAGCAATCCTTGCGGTGCTATCACAACTCACGACGCTTCCCTTGCGGGCGGTGCTGAAGTGAGTTTTGTGGTCACAAATACGCTTGTGGCTGCAACTGATGTTCCTGTAGTGGCCATTCAATCTGGCGTCAGCACTGGCACTTATGTTGCCAGCGTAAGCGCTGTAGCGGCTGGATCATTTACTGTTACTGTATCCAACCTTGGATCAACGGCTGGTGAAGCACTTGTGTTGAACTATGCCATCATCAAGGCGGCTGCTGCCTAATTATGGGCCTGTTCGCTTTCCGGCGACTGCGTGAACAGGAGGCTGCCTCTACGGAGGTGGCCTTTTTTCCTATTGCAGAGCCTACACTGACACCAGAGGTGCAAGACAATGGCAGTAGTGATCGTGGCCACACCAGGGGCCGCAAACGCAAACTCGTATCTGACGCTGGCTGATGCACAGGCCATCGTTGATGGCATGGTGCTGGACGCTGATGTAACAGCATGGGCTACCGCAACCACGGATAACAAAAACCGTGCGTTGTATTCCGCTGCGCAGAGGTTAGACCGTGAACGCTTTCTTGGTGCTCGCTCTACTGATACCCAATCAATGCAATGGCCGCGAACTGGTGTTCGCAAGCCCGACACCTACATCAACACCTACGCGGTCGGTTTTCCATTTCGCATTACCACCGACTACTTCACCGATACCGAAATCCCAGATCAAGTCAAGCGTGCGCAGGTGGTGTTGGCCGTTTATCTCAACAACAACCCCGACGGCATTGGCCTTAGCGGGCTTGAGGATTACAAGAATGTCAAGATCGGCAGCCTCGACGTGACGCCCAACCTTGGCTACGGTGCAGTGGGTGTTGATAAGGTGCCACCAATCATGGAACGCTACCTGACAGGGCTTAGAATTAGTGGACCAGGCAACGTCTCTATCCGCCGGAGCTGATCATGGGTTACGCCTATCCCGGTGCTGAATTTATTGATGACACCGCCGCACACACAGGGCGGTTTGGCAAGATTGTTGCGCTTGAAGATTCGGTAATTGCCAGCCTTACCGCGCAAGATTGGACCGGCAACACGCTGGCGGCTATTCCGTTCAAGGCCAGCACTGAAATTGAAGGCGTGTTTACCAGCGTCACGCTGACCAGCGGCACTGTCGTCGCGTATCGGCTATGAGCTTCAAAGGGCACCAAGGCAACGGCATTGACTACACCATTGGCGGCGAGGTTATTACCGATACGGCTGCGCATACCGGTCGGTTTCATCATATTGACTTTTACGAAAATAGTCATATTGACACAATTGTTAGCACTAACATGACGGGCAATAGCCTTAATGGTGAGCATTTTCCTGCTGGGTTTGAAATTCGCGGGGTATTTACCAGCATCCAGCTACAAACTGGCGCTTGCATTGCGTATAAAATCTGATGACACTAGCCGGCCCGCTACGCAAGGTTGCCAGCAAGCTGATGTCAAAGTTTGGTGGTGTTGCAACGCTGCGTCGGGTGACGCTAGGCGCCTATAACACCACTACCGGCACTGCTGCTGAAACCACCACTGATACGGTGCTGCGTGGCGTCCTAGAGGATGTGGCGCTGCGTGAGGTGAACGACCTTATCCAGGCTGGCGATAAGCGGCTCATCATTGCAGCAGCAGACACCGCAGCAGTGCCAACCACTGCAGACCGGGTGCTTATTGCTGGGCGCACGCTGCAGGTGATTGAGGTGCGCACCATCGAGCAGGACAACCAGCCCATCACCTACGAGCTAATCCTGAGGGACTGATGGCACGCACCATCCGCGTTGGGCAGATTGGCGACTACTGCAACCAACAGATGGAGAAGCTGCTGCGTGCTGCGGTGTTGGAAACTGACTCACTGGTCAAGCAAGCAAGCCCTGTGGATACCGGGCGCTTTCGTGCTAGCTGGCAGGTGGGTGAGAATGCTGCACCAGGCGGGCAGGTACCTGAAGGGCAATATGGCAGCGCGCCGCCCATCACGCGGTTGAATTACAGCCAAGAACGCATGGGCAATGTGTACTCAGTCCACAACAACCTGCCGTATGCAGAGCCGCTGGCGGATGGTAGCAGCAAGCAAACTGAAGGCGCGCAAGGCGGAAGAAATGGCTGGGTCCAAGGTGCAGCTAAAGACGTGCAAGGTAGAGTGCGGGTAGCAGCAGCACGCATCGGCAGGGAATCATGAGCAGCACCCTGAATGATGTCCGCGCTGCCATTGAAGGGCGCATTGCAACGCAGATGGCAGTATCACCGGCCTATCCGGTCAGCTATCAAAACGTACCCTTTACGCCACCTAACAACACGCCATGGCTGCAGGCATTTATCCGCTTTGGCGACAATGCCTATGCAACCCTGCTGCCAACTGGTAGTGCTGGCTTCAACCGGCACAATGGCACGCTGGTAATCAATGTATTTACCCCCATCGGTGTTGGTGCTGCGGCAAACCTTACCATCGCTGAGCGCGTCAAAGATTTGTTTGACCGTGCAAAGTTCAGTAGCATAATCTTTGATGCAGCATCGGGTCCAGCTCAGGTAACACCTGCAGCACCGGAACCGTACTTTCAAACGCAGCTTACCGCAACGTTTGAAGCATACTTAGACTGATTCAAGCCACTATCGTTCATCACAATGGCCGTCACTGTTTTGTCCGGTACGTCCGGCGCCCTTTACTACAAACCTGCTGGCACAACCGGCAGCTTTCCAGAGACTGGTGT